TTGAGAGGTAAGATTTACATCAAACCAACTCGTTCTTTAGAATTTATTGATTTAGAATTCGTAATCACTCCAACAGGAGCTTCATTCGACAATATCTAATCTAAAAGGAGATATATAAAAATAAGAAGGGTATCAGAAATGGTACCCTTTTTTTATGTGGAGTGCTCCACGTGGAACGTTTTGTATAATAAAAAAATAATTATACTTCACCCAGAATACTATAACTAGATATACTAGTATTTATTATTGTTATATTAAATTATTGAAGTAGAGTATTAAACTGGAACTAGATACTGGAGCCTGTAAAAAACTACGAAAAATAATCGACAAAAACAAGTATTTCCAATAAAAAACATAAAATAAAATTATTTTTCAATATAGATATATTTATAAGAAAGTAAATAACTTAAAAACTTTAACAAATACAATATGGCAGATTTATTAATGAAAATGCCGGTTCCTTACGAACCGAAAAGAAAAAATAGATTTATCCTAAGATTCCCATCATCTTTAGGAATAAATGAGTGGTATGTATTCTCCACAGCGAGACCATCTGCTAAAATTAAATCAGTTGAGATTCCTTTCTTGAACACAAAAACTTACGTTGCTGGTCAATTTGAGTGGGAAGAGATTAAAGTTCAATTTAAAGACCCAATTGGTCCTTCTGCTTCACAAGCACTTATGGAATGGTTCCGTTTACATGCGGAGTCAGTTACAGGTCGTATGGGATATGCTGCAGGGTATAAAAAAGACATTGAATTGGAGATGTTAGACCCAACGGGAGTTGTGGTTGAAAAATGGATTTTACAAGGTTGTTTCTTAACAAGTTTGAACTTCGGTGATTTAGATTACTCAAGAGACGATTTGGCAACAATTGACGCTTCATTAAGAATGGACCGTTGTATCCAAGTTTATTAATATAATAATTTTTCATATGAGAAACCGATATACCAGAAATGGGTATCGGTTTTTTTATTTAAAAACTTTACTTTCTCATAGTTATAGTATAAACTTATATTATGGACGAAACAAGAATAGACCCAACAATCGCATACGATGTGGTGGAATTACCAACTAAAGGTATCCATTATAAAAACAAAAATAAATCAGTTAGAGTTGCATACCTAACCGCAAGTGACGAAAACATTCTATCATCACCAAGTTTAATTGGTTCAGGTTTAGTTGTCGATGAATTACTAAAAAGAAAAATATTAGACAAATCATTATCTATTGATGAAATCGTTGATGAAGATAGACAAGCAATTCTTATATTTTTAAGAAATACGGCTTTTGGTTCAGAATATACGATTACAGTAACTGACCCAAAAACAAATGAACCATTTACGGTTGATGTTGATTTAAGTGAGGTTAAAGTGAAAGATTTTAAGTTAGAAGAAGATTCTAATGGTGAATATAAGTATTTCATGGAGAAAAGTAAAAATGATATTACATTTACTTTTTTATCATTAAAACAAGAAAAAGAAATTGATGAAATTAGAAAAAGTTGGAATGGTAATGGAGTTGCTCCGATTATCACCAAACAACTTGAAATGATGATTAAGTCAGTTAATGGAAATAAAGATTTAATGAATATTAGAAATTTTATTGAAACCTTACCAATTAAGGATTCACAAAGTTTTAGAAAATTTATTAACCAAGTTAAACCGGGGTTGGATCTAACCCAAAATGTTACAACCCCGTCCGGAGAGACAATCCAAGTTGAAATTGGATTCGGGGTAGAATTTTTTCGTCCTTTCTACGGATTATAAAAAAGGACAATTAGACGAAATTTTATTTTTGGTTAAAAGAGGGTTCTCTTATGGGGACATCTTATCTATGCCAGTGTACATTAGAAGATATTATATTAATTATATGATAGAGAAAGAGACTGAAAATAGTTAATTAGTCTATTTATATGTATGGCAGATGTTTTAAAATATACAAAAGGTGCTAAAAGTGCAGAGGCCGCAGCATCGGCATTTAAAATTGGTGAAGGACGTATGCCGGATACGAATGAAGCAATCCAAATAGGTAATGCTTTTAATCCATTAAAAGACTCAAACACTGCTCGTTGGTCTGAAAATGTTTCAAAAAATATAGGGGGTGATAACCTATCCACTTTTGTAAATACAAAAATGGGGTATGTAGGTAAAGCAATGGGATTAGCAAGTGACGCCGTTAAATTTTTAGCGGACGGAACTAACAAAATTTTTAAATCTCAAATGGGTACACCGGAAGAAAATCCGGCAATGAGTAAAGTTTTGGAGATGGTTAAGGGAGGAGGACTTAACCCCTTAGAACTAATGTCAAGTTTTGTTCAAGGGGCATTTACTGAAATATTAGATCAGTTAACTCAAGAATCAACATTACTTTCAGATGTAAACAGGCAAACAGGTATAAGTGGTAAACTATCTGAAGCGTTAAGAGATGACATGAAAGAGGCATCTATAGAAGGTGCAAGATTTGGTTTTAAATTAAAAGATATTGGAGATTTTTATATAAAGTTAACGTCAGAATCTGGTAAATTTTCTTTAATAAATAAATCATTAACAGATGAAACTATTAAAGTTGCGGGTGCGTTAGGTAGAACATTACCTGAAATGGCGATTAGTATTGGTGAATTTGAAAAAGTAGGTTTAGGTGCAGATAAAACAATTAAGACATTAGGTGATTCCGCAACAAAATTAACTTCATTAGGTTTAAGTGCTAATAAGGTAACTAAAGATTTACAATCAAATTTAGGTAAACTTAATGAGTATGGATTTAAAAATGGTGTTCAGGGTCTTGAGACTATGGCGAAGAAGGCTAGTGAATTTAGAATGGAAATGCAATCTACATTTACAATTGCGGATAAAGTATTTAATCCTGAAGGTGCAATAGATTTGGTTGCCAATTTACAAGTTTTGGGAGGCGCAATTGGCGATTTTAATGACCCACTTAAATTAATGTATGACGCCACAAACAACGTAGAAGGATTACAAGACGCATTAATAAAAGCATCAGGATCTTTAGCAACATATAACCAAGAACAAGGTAGATTTGAAGTTACAGGTATTAATTTAAGGAAGGCTAAAGAAATGGCAAATGCTTTAGGAATCTCAATGGGTGAATTGAATAAGATTTCAATTGCAGCAGCTGAAAGGACTCAAGCAACCACCGCATTAATGGCAACTGGTTTGGTAATGAAAGATGAAGATAGAGAGTTTTTAACAAACTTATCTCGTATGGATGGCGGAGAAATGAAAATTACGGTACCAAAATCCTTAATGGATAGTTTAGGTATAAAAGAAACATCGTTAGCGTTAAAAGATTTAACACCTAATCAAGAAAAAATATTATTAGCAAATAAAGAAGAGTTTGAAAAAATGAATCCTAAAGATATGGCGATGGCTCAACTTACCGAAACACAACAAATGTCAAGAGGTATTGATGTTATTGCATCATATTACAAAGTAAGGGGTGCAGAAATGGCTAGAGGAGTTGCTAAAGGTACGGGAGGAAAAGAATTTGAAGAACTTAGAGCGTCAATAGATAATTACTCGGTAAGTTTATCAAAATCACAAAAATCAACAATAGAAAAAGATGCGGAAAATTTTGGTGGTAAAGTAAGGACATTTTTTGGTAACCCGATTAAGGGTATTGGTGATATGGTGTCAGGTAAAAAACAATCAGAACCCACCCCACCTCCACCAGTTAGTCAATATATTATAAAACATGAGTTTGGTCCAATGCCGGGTCATGTAGATTCACTTGGTAGGGATTTATTAAAAAATCCTGGAATGTCTTTGCAAACGATGGGGATTAAAAATGAATATACTACCGCTAATGTTGCTGCGAAAAAATAGTATTAAACCTATTTATAATAAAATAAAAAATGCCGAGTTATTTAGATTTTAATACAACAAAACAGTTTAGAGACCACATATTAGGTAAGACCTTACAACAACCTAATGGACCCCAAACGTTTACAAATAGTTCATATCCTGAACAGAATCTAAGTAATACACCTAATTTATTACAAGGTCAGGTAGATACCAATAGATATAGTGATTTGACAATACCTAAGAACTCTAATATCTACAAACCAGATGATTATTTTATTAATGATGTTATTAACACATTACCTAGGTCGGCCGATTTAAAATTATACCCAAGTTTTGTACAAACTGACTTAAGTTTATTTGGTATTATTAGTAATTCAAATTACGAAACTGAATCTGAATTAGTTAAGTTTGCCACAAGTTTAATTAAAAATGACCCACAAGGACCTGTTTATAGTAGAATTACTCAAAATGTAGAAAAAAATACATTAGGTCGTGTGAGAATTATGGATGCTCTTAATGGTAACACAACTACCGCCGTTAATATATTAACAGGCAGAGAACCATTAATTGAATCAAATTATACTATTACAGTTGATAATACATTAAGTATACCAGGTCAAGCGGTTGATTTTTTAAGAACCGTTTCAGGCGTACAATTACCTTTTAGTCAAATACCAGGAAATTATTTAAGTGACCCAAGAAACCCAATTAATTATAGACCACAAGCGTCATCACAATTAGGTGCATTATATCAAGACGTAACCGGTGTATTAGGGTCTTTAATAGGAATACAAAGACGACCATTGCTAGATAGAAAACCATCTGACCTTTTGATTGAACATATGGGAAGCGGTCAAAAAAACAGGTTATATGACCTATTATCCTATTCAACATATGCACCAAATTATACCACAACCGCAAGGTCACAAAACACGTCTAAAATTTTTAATTTTGTTGATAAGGTTGCACAAGGTATAAAAAATATTTTAGGTGTTGAGGCACCTGCAGGAACTGCTTATATTGGAGATGATAGAGGAAATGATGTGAAATATGCAATGAATGATTTTAATGATAGACCCGTAAGGAGTAACTATTATTTAACATTAATGTTTGATGAGGTGTCGGCAAAATTATTTCATACAAATAAAAATATTACTGAAGGTGGATCAATTGGAGGTAAGTTATCATGGATTAGTAAGAACTCAAAAAATAAATTAGGGGTTAATAACAATAGTTGGCAAACAGAATCGTCACTATTCACTGAAAGTTTATCAACTAAAAATAAATTTAGAGGAGATTCAATTTTAGGAATAACTCAAGAATTATTAGATTCAATGCCTTCAGATGGGGGTGCTGCACGTTCACATGTTGCAAATGTTATTGATCAAACAAGTAGAGTATTCCAAGATGGTGATACTAGAATATCAAGAGGTTCTGCGGTTAAGTATACCGATAAATTTACTGGTGAAGAAAGTGGGATTGAATATGCGAGAGTTTGGACAAAGGATAGACCATACATGACAAATTTTGACACAATGCCGTTGTCAACTAATCAAAAGGATATTAATACTGGAAAGTATAAAAAATCAGGAAGAAAATATAGAAGAGGTAATATAAGACAATTTGAATCAAGTGTATTAAATGACACATGGAATTTAAATATGGCACCAATGTCCAATGGTAAAAAATCATTTGATAACTCAACAAATATTGTAGAAAAAGACAAAGGTCTTGGTGATTTTTACGCAAAGAAATACATGTTCTCAATTGAGAACTTGGCATGGAAAACTTCTAATTTATCTGGATTTCAAGTAAGTGATTTACCAGCATGTGAAAAAGGAAATAATGGTGGTAGAGTTATGTGGTTCCCCCCATACGACTTAAAGATGAGCGAACAAAACAATGCAAATTGGGAAAAGAACTCATTTATTGGAAGACCTGAACCAGTGTACACATATCAAAATACAGAAAGAACAGGTCAAGTTTCATTTAAAGTTGTTGTTGACCATCCGAGTATTATGAATTTATTGGTTAGAGAACATTTTAAAGGAATGTCAGATGAAGAATCTGATAACTATATAAACGCATTTTTTGCTGGTGTACAAGACGTTGATTTTTATTCTTTAATACAAACATATACAACTTTAGACCAAAATGATAGAGACTTAATTCAACAATACCTAAGTGCTGGTGTTGAAAAACAAACAATTGAAAGAATCAAGTATACTAGCGAACCATTACCTAATGATACTAATACTGATGTAAATAAAAATGAACCTGTTAATTATGATAAAAATAATACGTTTTACTTTGAAAATGCTGAACCAAGTGGAAATACATTAACACAATCTCCCTATTATTATAGTCATTACTATACACAATATAATGTACATCAATCGACATATATTTCTGGTTTAACATCCGCGATGAATAGTACATTATCTAATTCTGATAAAATTTTATTAATAGGTAACACAGGAGCAACATCAAACCCAAGTGTTATCTCAGGACAAACTAATCAAATAACAACTGCATTTAGTGAATTAACTACAAATTACGAAACATTAAATAAACAATTATTTGATTTAAAAACGGCATTATCTGGAAAAACAGTTATTTCAGACACAAAAATAACAATATATACATCAACATCAGAAGCGGGAGATAACGATAAGAATTTCTACTTAGGAATAAGAAGGGCACATTCATTAATGCAACACATTTGGAATGAATTAGGACCATTTAAATATACGTGGTTTACTGAAAAGGAATTGGCAACATATGCTAAAAATGGTTTACCATTAAATACAAAAACAATCACTATAAAATATAAAGATATTGGATATGAATTAGATGGTAATATTATATTTGATATAGGAACAATAGGTGAAAATAGTACATCACTGAATGGAACTAGTGTTGATTGTACAAAAGTATTTACTAACACCAATTTAAAAATATATTCCCCAACGGCGTTTTACTGTAGACAGGGTTATGTAAAAATTAAATACGAAAAATCAAATGGTGAAAAAACACCACAAAAGATTAATACACCATTTACAAAACCAATCGTTTCAAAAGATACTGTGGATGTTACAAAAAAGAAACCATCCATTGATGTAATGAAAAGAATTATAATGAAAACATTAACAGAATGTTTTTATTTTAAGAAATTAGAAGAAGATTCACCTGTGGCATTTAAATCTCTAACAGAAAAATTAAAATATTTTCATCCGGCTTTTCACTCTACAACACCTGAAGGTTTAAATGGTAGATTAACATTCTTATTACAATGTTTAAGACCTGGCGATACTATACCAATTAAAGGTCTTTCAGATAACACAGATATTGGGGCAAGAAATACAACTTTCGGACCACCACCAATTTGTGTTTTAAGAATTGGAGATTTTTATCATTCAAAAATTATTATTAAAGATGTTAATATAACATATGAAGAAGGGGTTTGGGATTTTAATCCTGAGGGCATTGGTGTACAACCTATGATTGCCAACGTCCAATTACAAATAACATTTATTGGTGGACAAGGATTAGATAGACCTGTTGAAAAATTACAAAATGCGTTATCATCTAATTTCTTTGCAAATACGGAAATGTATGATGAGAGGTCAATACCAACTGATGGTAGAATTGGATATGAGAATAAAGATAAGTTTACAAAAGAATTTTTACAAACATTAAATAATAATATTAGTACAGTAAAAACCGCATCAGTTTCCACAGATACGAATAAACCAGAACAAGGTAAATTTATTGGAACGGGTAGAGGTACTAAATTAGTATATAATGATGTTGTTAATAATTTTTATACTAAATCTGTAAATTATACCAACATATATAAATCAGCGTACGAACAAATATATAAATCATATGGACCTAAAGTAAGTGGTTTATTATTCTCACCAAATTATAGAACAATATCCACTGCAACAATATCAGGTGGGTATTCACCATTACCAATGTTTGGTCAATACACTGGCGCAACCGTATTATTAGATTACATGGATAGGTTTAAAGAATCTATATATAATTCCATATCATCAAATTCAATGATGGATTTACTTGGATTTAATTTAGGTGGTGGAGATACACAAAATCAAGCTGAAAGTGTAATAACACCAATTATTATAAAAATAGTAAATGAAAAAATTGATGGATTTAGTAACCTAAATCCGATAAAAGATTTAGAAAAGTCTAGAAATGAAATGGTCGGTTTAATTGATAAATTAAATTATGTTGTTTCAGTTTCTGGTGATACAAAAATTTCAGGAACAACATTAACTAAATTAACATTTCCAACCGGTTTTAATACAACCGATTTCACATTAAATTATGACAACGTAATTGAATATTTGAGAACATTTAATTATAATAGAGATAATCTTTACGATTCAGGTTTTGACTTTAATAATTTTGGAACTGGAACAACAATAAATGTGAATGATTTAAAAGATATTTTAAAATTATTTTTAGTTAATAGTAAATCAGAAATTATTAAACCATTAATTGATTTATTTAATGGAGACGATATGATGATAGGAATTATAGAAACTTTTTATGGTATTTTTGATGTGTTTGTTATTTCCGACCCATCAATACTTAAAAATTCTGTAATTACATTGGAAACACCACCACTAAAAAGAAACAATAACCCAATTGAATATGAAACATCAGTAGATAGTCCATACACAACTCAAGTTGATAATGAACCAAATAATGACATATTTAAAATATTCTCACCAAAAAATAACCTTGGAACCACTTTAAATTTTTATAGATAATGAGTAGAAACTATTACAATAGATACCAAGATTATATTACAGACGGAAAGTTTAGAATTATTCCTGGTATTGAAATGCCTATAAAACCAACAGACAAATACTTACAATATAAAAAAGGAAAACACAGAATGGACATTTTATCACAAGAATATTATGGTTCACCTATGTTTGGGTGGTTAATATTATTAGCTAACCCATCGGTAGGTAGTATTGAATTTGAAATACCCGATAATTCTTATATAAGGGTACCATTTCCTTTACTATCCTCTTTACAAGATTATAAAAACGGCGTAGAATTGTATAACTTATATTATGGCGAACAATAATTTAAATGGTAGTGAAAATATATTAGTTAAAGTTGATGAAAATAATTTAATATATATTGACCCAAACAGTATAGTTAACGGAAATACCGTTGAACCTAGAGGTGTAAGTCCAGAAAATTATGTCATGTATGTTAATTTAGAAGCGGACTTAGTCCCAAGGTCTATTTTAACCGCAACAGGGGATCAAAAACTAAGTGGAACATTATTATCAATTGCAAAAGGAACATTAAATTTTCTTAAAAATCAAAAAGGACAAGATTATGACACATCTTGGACTGAGTCATTTGTTCCACAAGAATCAAAAGATCAGAATGGTAATACAATATTAAACGCTGACCAATTTCATGATGCGTCAGGACAATCCTTTGGTATTGATAGTATCAATATTTCAATTAAAGGTGCAAATTTTATTCCACAAATCACGATAAATTTTATTGATGTTAGAGGTAAGACTTTATTTGAATCACCTAAAGATTCTCCATATAAGGCATTTTTCCATTTACCATGGCCAATATATTATTTAACTATTAAAGGTTACTATGGTAAGGCGATAAGGTATCGTTTACATATGACTAAGTTTACGTCTAGATACAATGAAACAAATGGTAATTTTGATATAACAACAACATTCGTTGGATCAACATATGCATATATGAATGATATACCATTATCAGGTATGTTAAACGCACCATACATGTATTACATTGAAAGTGACAGTAAATTAAATTTTAATCCACAAACAGGAACGTACGAAAAGAAAATAAAAAAATCATCAAAAGGATACTCAATACTCAAAACGGTATATGATGAATATAAAACTAAAGGTTTAATACCTAAAGATTTTCCAGTTAAAACACTTAGAGAAGTTATAGCAATTGCTAAAACTTTAGATAAAATATTGGAAAGAGAAATTTTTGACCAAGTTGTTGATTTTAGATTATTTAGTGGAATTAAAGAGTTTGAGAAAAAAATTGTTGAATTTGAAAGCTCAATAAAAGCTTGGGCAGACAGATATTTAACAAATGAAATTGTAACACCTTTTACAGATAACCCAACTGTTGATTACTTTGTACTAAAAGGTAACGAAAAGGAAAGGAGTTCTTTAACTAATATAACCGGAACAACAAAAAATGAAAGTGGGTCGTTAGAATTGTTAATTTCAAATTATCAAAATGCATTAAAAGAAACTAAAATTTTTTCAACAGAATTAATAAAAAATGAAGCCAATATAGATGTTGATTTTAATAATGTACCTTATAGTATTAGAAAAATTGACCAATATTATAGAAAAAAAGATTCCAATTATGTTATTGCAAAAAATCTAATAATAGACGATATACATAAAATTCAAACATCCTTTGTTAAAGAAAGAGATAAATTACAAAGTAAAGTTGAGGAAAAAATGAATACCATTATAAAAAATAAAACTTTAGGTATTGGATTTGACCCAACAATTAGAAATATATTTGCGGTAATATTGGCAAATGCGGACGTGTATATTAGATTATTAAAAGATGTTCATAAATCAGCTTTTGATGCTTCAGAAGATAGAAAAAAAGTTTTACTTGGTTTATCAGACGAAACACCAAGTAATGATAATATATATCCATGGCCAGAAGTTAAAAAACAAACAGGAACAGACAAAAGAAAAGTAATCGCTTATCCAGGAGATTTTGATTTATTAAAAAAACTAAAATCAGATGATAAAAATAAGTGGCCAGAAGTTGATTTTGTAGAAAATTATGTCGGAGTATCAACCAAAAGAATTGATACGTTAGTAGAAAAAGAAGGTGGGGTTGGAAACATAAATTTTATTTTTGAATCAAATGAAGATGACGATAACTATACACCGACATCAAATTTATTAAATTTATCAGTTGGTTCGCCGTACAATGATAAATCACCATCTAATATTTTTTATGAAATATATGAAAGGGCAAAAATAACAACATTGTTAGATACATTTAGTGATCCTAACACATTACTTGAATTAGCAAATATTGAATTTGGAAATTTAAAATATTCATTTAACGAAGATTATGATTTGGTAAATTTAATTAAAGGATTAAAAACGTTAGATACTTTAAAAAATTATCTTTCATTATATTCACCTGTTGAACGTTACCCATATTATAAAGATCAATTACCAACAGTATCATATATAAAAGATTTATCTGAAAATTCATTTAACATAAATCAATTATCTAGTAGTGAAACAAAAAATGATAAATTAAGTATATTTCCTAATTTAAAAAAATCATTAGAAGATTATAAAGTTGAAGATTATAGAAAAAATATTTACCCATTTAATTCTACCGAGTATTTGGGTTATTTATATAAAACATCTTTTGATGACAGTTTAAAGTTTACGAATTTATTTCATATTGACACAAAGTCCGGTTTTATTTGTACACCGATTGAACCTAAATCTTGGGTTAAAGTTGGATACGATAGTAATTTATTTACACAAAAATTAACTGTTGGTAATAGTGATGTTAACATACTTAACACCCCATATTTTCATAAACAATTATTTAATGATTACACAAACACAAAGTCAGCTGGGAAATATATTAGTTCCGCATATTTGTTACTGAACTCATTACCATTTAAAGATTTAGAAGATACATTAAAATTTAGTGGTAGTTCGGTTAATATGGCTTCAATGTTTAAAGAAGTTGGCGCAACACATTACGTTCCATATCATTTGATATTAAAATGGGGTTCTATTTACCATAGGTATAAAAAATATCTTATTGATGATACCGATATATTATTGGGAATTACAAATACAATTAACGGAAAAGAATTTTTTGATAGTTATACCAGTACAACAACTGGAACTACTTTTAATATAAATGGAACAAATATATCTTACAGTGGACATACGAATATTGGAATACATCCACATTATGAAAATACATTTCATATTATCGTTAACGATTATCCATTTTATGATTATTCTTCACCAAACCCTTCATTATATTCAGGATCAACTAATGGAACATATAACACAAGAAATAGAAAAAATACAGATGACGGAATTAAATATTGGACATCATATGTTGACAACTCAAAATTATATATGGGTAGTACGTATTTTACATTATTACCGTGCGACGGAGATAACACACAAACTAATTTAAACACATATAATGATTATTCAAAAGGAGAACAATCTAATTTTAGAATAATTTGGTCAGATGAATACGTGACCGATACTTTTTCAGATAAAACATTTAATACACCTAAACAATATATAAGAAGTTCATCGGACAATAATTATTCAATTAGTAATAACAATAAAAAAGTTATAGATTTAATTGCAACATTTAGTCCCGATATCTTAAGTATGTTTGAATCGTATTTTATTGAATTTGCAACAGAAAGAGAGAATGTTGAAATTGAAAGAAAGATATTCCCAAACATTAACCACGATAAATTTCAAAATTTATTAAAGTCAATAGTAACAATTGATAAAACTAAAATCACAGGGACCGATATTAATAGTATCATTTCTGGAATAACTTTAAACCAAATTACAAATTTACAGACTATTACTGGAGAAATGTTAAAAGATAATAATTTAATTAAAATCACATTAGGAAATCCTAAAGAAATTAATTCACATGTTTGGGACGGATTTTCTAAATTTTCAACAAGTAATACATTTACATATAAAGAATATAACCCTTCACAATATACTGATAACTTCAAATACATTACATTATATATTGGTGAAGAACCAGTATTTAATTGTTATAAACAATTTTTCACAGTAAATAATATTGAATTAAGTGAAGAAAATGTTTTACAATTTAGACCTTTAATTATGATTTTTGCTGGATGGTTAAAATGGAAAGGTTTATCATATACCCCATCAAAGGTTGACTTCCAATCGTATGTCGCGACAAATGTCTTATCAAAGGCTGAAGATAGATTAACAATATACTTAACACAAATTTTAAGGAAAATAAATTCCAAAGAATTTACATCTGATATACCATCAAATAATAAATTAACACCAACAAGTGGATATAATGACGCTTTATTAAAAGTTGAATTGTATAATCATTTTAAGTCATTTAATGATAAATGGGTGGCAGGAAATTCAATCGGACAACGAGGACTATTAGAAGAATTTTTATTTTTAGATAAGGCGAATAAAGATATTGGAAGTTTGGCATACCTTAGTTTAGATAAATTAATAGCGTTAGAAGACCCAAAAAATGATAATGCAGATTTATACAGTGTAATTAGTATGCTACTATCAGGTACTGGATTTGATATGAGAGCTTTACCGGCATATGTAAATTTTTACGGAACTAACTTCACAAATAAATCTAAAGTAACTTCATCAAAACAAGTTGCCAAAAATATATTTGGAACTTTTTTAGAAGTGGATTATCAGGAATCTTCACCAAAGATAGTTGTTCAATATACAGGGCCAACATCCAAACATTTAGAACTGTCAGATATTAGTTCGGATTATAAGTATAAAAACGATAGTGGTAATTTATTTGATGGACGTGGTGGACCCTTAACCATAACAATACCCGACGTATTTGCAACAGGAGATTTGGCTAAATCAAATAAAGTGGTCGCTTTTGAAGTTAGCGTCGGAGACCAAAACCAAGGAATATTCAAAGGAGTTAGACTTGACCAAACATCAATTAGAAATACAAGTGAATCATTTTCGGTTCTTGAAAATATGGGACGTTCTGAAAGTGGAGCGGGAACGTATAATGTAGATATTGGATTATTTGATATCTATAGGCAAGCATCATATAGTTGTGAAGTTTCGTGTATGGGAAATGTTATGATTCAACCGACAATGTTCTTTTATTTGAAAAACATACCAATGTTCCGGGGGTCATATTGGATAACGGAAGTTTCACATAATATCCAAGGAAATAAAATTAACACAACATTTAAAGGGTCTAGAATCCCATATGCGTCATTACCTGACCCTAAGGATTCCTTCTTCTCAAGTTATAGAGTGTATTTTGATAAATTAACAAATGAGGCGGTTGCTAAAGTAAAACAAGAGTCAGAATTAGGAACAACAAACGAAACACAATTAATTGTACAAAACAAACGTTCTGTGACAATTGATATGGGACCAAAAGAGAAATATATTAATGGAGAAACCACAGTAGGAAAATCATTGGTTACTGGTTATGGTATACCTTTTAACGGTTACGAAGGTGAAAAGTACATACAACTTGTTGATAATAAAGGAAAATGGTTAAGAGCAATTGCGGTGGAAATGGGAAGTATTAAAAACAACCCATTAACTGATGACACGCAAATGCAAATATTAAAAGATGTTGATAAATGGGGAGATAAAGATGGTCAGTTTTTAACCATAGATTCGTCATTATTAACGTGGAAATTACTTAAAGAAGCTTCAAACAAAAGATATTTTTACGCTACTAAATTTTTATCAAAAACAGTTGCGAACGCTAACCACATTATATCAACAAAAACAGTATTTAAAAACCCTAAAGGTGGAAATCCAATAACAGTATTACCAATAACGGCACCATTAAATGGTAAAATGACACTTGATAATGTAACCGGCCCAATTAGTGTTGGTCCATCAGAGGCGGGTTATGGTATTGCATTATCTAAAAAATTAATGAGGGATTTAGGTTTAAAAGATGGAGATGTGGTATATTTTAGAGATGATTACGCCGATATATACAAATAATTGAATAATAACAATATTTAGGATATTTATATTAATAAAAGAAATATTATGGAAAATAATAGATTAAATAACACAGTAGATCAGTTCTTAACTCCAAAGAATGTTAAGAGAGTATCTCAAGACGGAATGGAAAGAGAAGAATGTGATTTGGTAACAGGAGAATGTTATACAATCAGAGAAAAAGACGGAATAGTTGAAAGAATAAATAAAAAATACGTTACAAACGACGGTAGACAATTATTACAAGATTAAAGCCATGTTAGAGAAAAAATTACAAGAAGAATTAAATCGTTACAATGCCATTAACAAATATGGTAAAACGATGATAATCGAGCAAGATGCACCTACTGATGCTGCTCCTGAATTACCTCCGGCAGGTCCTACAGACCCAGCGGCAGCACCTACAGATGATGCAACAGTACCTATGGACGCCGCAGCACCATTAGACGCAGCGGCACCCGCACCTGAAATGGATAGTACGGAAGAAATTGACATTACAGACTTAGTTGACATGACTAAAAGTATAAAGAAAGATTTAGAAGATAAACAACAAGACCATGGTGCTATTGTTAGTAAAATGGATGACGTGTTTACTAAATTAGGTGATTTAGAACAAAAACTTGCTCAAATGGACCAAGTTATGGCTAAAATTGATCAATTAGGTGTTGAGGTTCAACAAATGAAACCTGAAACTCCTGTTGAGAAATTAGAAATGCGTTCTTTAGATTCATATCCATTTAATGAAAAACCGGCTGAATTTTTTGACCACAAACAAGGTGAAATGAGAGCTAGCGGAAAAAATGAGTATGTTTTAACTAAGGACGACGTTGAAAATTACAACCCAACAATAAAAGCATCGTTTAATCCAGAAGAAGAGAAAGATGAATATAGCTACTAAAGTAAAGTTCCTTTTAGAGGTTCAAGTACAATTTAAAATTAACCATTGGCAAACTAAAGAGTTCTCAAGACATAATGCGTTTGGTGGAATATACGATGCATTAGGAGATTTAATTGACAGGTTTGTTGAAGAGTCAATGGGAAAATACGGTAGATTTGTTTTAGATGATGAAAGTAAAACAATCAATTTACAGAACTTAGCGGAACTTGATCTTAAAGGAATGTTAAAAACCACTAAAGATGCTTTAATTCAATTCACAGAAGAATTTGAACCTACAGATACAAATCTTATGAATATTAGAGATGAAATCTTAGGTGAAGTAAATAAATTACAATATCTATTAACATTAGAATAAAAATAAAAAAATATTAGAAATGGCAGTAACAAACGCATCAACAAGACATACAACATCAGTCGGCGCATTTACAGGATTAACATATATTGATACGGTAATTGGAACCGCAGCAAGTAACGGATTATTTTCCGTAATAGTTGAGGGTAACTATATTAACGACACATTAACAGGATCATTAGCAAGTGCAGGATACACAGTAAGTAAAAAAAATGACGATATGGGTACTTACCCAAGATATACGATTAGTTGGTAAGAAAAAATACTTTAAAAATAAATTAACCCAGATTTCACAGTCTGGGTTTTTTTATGTATATTATAACATAAATGATTATTAAAATTTAAATCAAAATCACATGTCTACATTTGACGCAGTACTAGCACAGTACGAGAAAAACAAAAACGCCACAAGTGGCAACAACAACAAAATGTCCTCTGAGGACAGAATGAAACGTTATTTCACAACCGTATTACCTAAGGGTTCTAAGGGTGAAGAAAGACGTATTCGTATTTTACCAACAAAAGACGGTTCTTCTCCGTTTGTTGAGGTTTACTTCCACGAAATTCAAGTGGATGGAAAATGGGTTAAATTATATGACCCAAAACAAGAAGGAAAACGTTCACCATTAAATGAGGTTAATGAAGCTTTAATGGGTACGGGTGTTGAGGCTGATAGGGAAGCCGCACGTCAATATCGTTCTCGTAAATTCTATATCGTTAAAGTTATAGATAGAGACCACGAATCAGACGGAGTTAAATTTTGGAGATTTAAACACAACCATAAAGGTGATGGTGTTATCGACAAAGTATTTCCAATCTTCCGTAATAAAGGTGATGTTACCAATGCGGAAACAGGTCGTGACTTAATCTTGTCTTTAACCTTAACAAAGGCAGGCACAGGAAAAGAGTACACAGTTATTAACTCAGTATTAAACGATGACCCAAGTCCATTACATACTGACGCTGACGTTGCAAAAACGTGGTTAGAAGATGAATTAACTTGGTCTGATGTTTACTCTAAAAAGGGTGAAGATTATTTGGAAATGGTTGCAAGAGGTGAGGTTCCACGTTGGGACACCGCAAGTAGCAAATGGGTTTCTAATTTGACAACAGAAGAAACTATCGGAGCACCGAAATCTTCTACTCCTGTGGTTGACCCACAAGATGATGCGGATGTAGATTCAGATCTTCCGTTCTAATTATTTAACGGGGTGGTGAAATACCCACCCCATTTTTAAAAACAAAAACATGGCAGGTATTAAAAAAACAGATTTTTCAGCAATCAAAAAGAAATTCTCAAAAGAGGCCGAATATAAACCAGACCGTTTCTTCGATTTGGGTGACGCTTTCTTGGATGCCTGTGGTATTCCAGGTCCTGCAATGGGACACATCAATATGTTGTTAGGACATAGTGATACGGGTAAAACTACAGCATTAGTGAAAGCGGCTGTAGATGCACAAAAGAAAGGAGTTGTTCCTGTATTTGTCATCACAGAACAAAAATGGAGTTGGGACCACGCCGAATTAATGGGGTTTAATAAAGATGGAGACTACCTTTTTAATAGTGATTTTGAGTATATTGAGCAAATTACAGAATATATAAATGAACTATTAGATGCACAAGAAAAAGGAGATTTACCACACGATTTATTAATCCTTTGGGATTCGGTTGGTTCAGTTCCATGTAAGATGACTTACGATGGTAAAGGTGGTAAACAACACAATGCGTCAGTATTAGCTGACAAAATTGGAATGGGTATCAACCAACGTATATCAGGTTCAAGAAGGACAGATAAACCTTATACAAACACGTTAATCATTGTTAATCAACCTTGGGTAGAATTACCTGACAATCCTTTTGGACAACCAAAGATTAAAGCAAAAGGTGGAGAAGCAATTTGGTTAAACTCAAGTATCGTGTTCTTATTTGGTAATCAAAAAGGAGCGGGAACAACAAAAATCTCAATCACAAAAGATAAGAGAAAAGTTAAAATTGCAACAAGAACAAAAATCTCAATTATGAAAAACCACATCAATGGTTTAGGATATGAGGATGGACGTATCTTGGTTACATCACACGGATTTATGCCAGGTAGAGAAGATACTGAAGAGAAGAAATCTATCGAGGAGTATAAAAAAGAAAGTGGTGATTACATCAGTAAGATGTTAGGTGTTAGTGTTACAGACATCACAGACGTGGAAGTTGTAACAGAAGAAAGTGATCTATAAATTATTTTAAATGTCGGTTTTACTTGTTGATGGAGACAATCTACTCACAATTGGTTTTTACGGTGTCAAAAATGCTTTTCATAAAGGACAACATGTTGGGGGAATATATCATTTCCTTAATACTCTTAGGAGAGCGTTTGAGTACTACCATTTAGATAAGATTGTAGTATTTTGGGATGGACACGAAGGTTCACAAAACCGAAAGAAAATCTATATTCATTACAAGGAAAACCGACGTTCAAGATTAAGGTCAGAAGAAGAATTACAATCTTATCTCACCCAAAGAGATAGGGTTAAACAATATCTTGAGGAATTATATGTAAGACAGGGCGAATATGAATTTTGTGAGACAGATGATAACATTGCTTATTACACACAAAATTCACCAGACGAAAATAAAATAATTTATTCTTCAGACGGAGACCTCACCCAATTAGTTTCAGAAAACACACAAATTTACAATCCGTCTCACGGAAAGTTATACAAACAAAATGATACGATAGTTTATGACAAAGAAGACATCTTAATTGAAAACGTTAGGTTGGTTAAGATGATATGTGGTGACTCGTCAGACAACATTGCAGGAATTAAAGGAATGGGTGTTAAAAGATTTCTATCTTTTTTCCCTGAACTTAGAACCGAATCAATCTCAGTTCAACAAGTTAAAGAAAGGAGTGAACTTCTTTTTGAACAAGACAAACACAACAAATTAATTACGAATTTACTAACTGGTGTTACTAAACACGGAGTATTTGGGGAAGAGTTTTTTGACGTAAACAATCGTATCGTGAGTTTGGATGAACCTTTTTTAAGTGATGAGGCGAAAGAAAACATTGACCTTCTAATAAATGAGTCGTTAGACCAAGAAGGAAGATCTTATAAAAACGCAATGAAAATGATGATGGACGATGGATTATTCAATATGTTACCAAAATCGGATGACGCATGGACAAAGTTCTTAAATCCATTTTTACGTTTAACAAGAAAAGAAAAAAATAAAATAAAAACAAAAACAATTAAAGTAAAAACCAATGAGTAGAGATTACCAAAACCAAGACAACATTACGAAATTTGAATTTCTTTTGTCTTTAGAAGGACACATTGTGTGTCAGAGATTTTTTAATGTGAGAGACCACGTTGATCAAGCGAGATGTTCAATGGACCTTCACTATTATATAAAAAATATTTGTGAAGATATTTCACACGATTTGAAAATAAAAAGTTCCAACTATCTATGTGAGAATCAAAACTATATCCTCAATATGGACTCTGTGGAAAGTGATGAAACCAAAGAAAAAGAACATTTTTTAATGGAAATTAAGTTGGGGGACGATGTATTTATTCAAAGGATATTCCCCGCATATTATTACCATCCGAAAGTAAGATATACGGTAGACATTCGTCCGAGATTGAAAACAATTTTGTCAGATTTAACTGACATTTTATCAACCGAAGAATTAGAGACGAAATATCTACAACACGAGCTATAATTTAAAACATATATAAAAACAAAACATGGAAGAAAGGAATTTTGGGTATTTGGGATTTTCGTTTCAACAATCCCTAATAAAAGCGATTATTGAAGATAAGAAATATGGTGAGACCATTATTGATGTATTAGAAAGTAAATTTTTTGACAATAGTTCATTTAAATTTATAATGGAAAATACAAAGGAATTATATAAAGCATATAATAAAATTCCCGATTACAACACACTGGCACAGAAAATTATGGCTGAAGGTGGTAACAAAGATTCTTCCAAAGTTCACGTGGATACATTAGAGGCAATTAAAAATAATGAATCACAAATTGAATATGTAAAAGATACCGCACTTAATTTCTGTAAACAACAAAACTTGAAAAGAGAGTTAAAAAACGTACAGAGTATTATTGAAAGTGGTGAATTTGAAGCATATAATAAGATTGAAGAAATTATTCAAAAAGCATTACAAGTTGGTATTTCTAATGATGAAACAACTGACGTATTCCACGATATTGACGCGGCGTTAGAACAGGACTTTAGACACCCATTACCGACAGGTATTGTGGGAATTGACAACTTACTTAAAGGTGGGTTGGGGATAGGAGAATTAGGGGTTGTATTAGCACCTACTGGTACTGGTAAAACTACCTTACTTACAAAGTTTGCAAACACGGCTTATAACTTAGGATATAACGTAGTTCAAATATTTTTTGAAGATAATCCAGGTAATATTAAAAGAAAACATTACACTATTTGGTCAGAAATTGCGCCAGACCAACAACCAGAATTTAAAGATATGGTTAAAGAAAAAGTTGAAGAAGCACAAACAAGATCAAAAGGAAGTTTGAAATTATTGAAATTGGCAAGTGATAATGTAACTGTTTCTGAAATTAAAAATAAAATCAGAAAGATGAATTCAGATGGTATTAAAGTGGATTTATTAGTATTAGATTATGTTGATTGTATTTCATCTGACAAATCAACAAATGGTGAAGAATGGAAAGGTGAAGGTTCGGTTATGAGAAGTTTGGAATCTATGACGGGTGAATTTGAAATGGCAATATGGACGGCAACACAAGGTAACCGTGAATCTATTTCAAGTGAAGTTGTAACTGGCGACCAAATGGGAGGTTCAATCAAAAAGGCACAAATTGCACACGTTATATTATCTATTGGTAAAACATTAGAACAAAAGGAACATAACTTGGCAACACTTACATTATTGAAATCACGTATTGGTAAAGATGGTGTGGTATTTCAAAACTGTAAATTTAATAATGAATTTTTAGTTATAGATACAGAATCACAAAATACTTTATTGGGTCATGAACAAGACGAGGTACAAAAAAGAGCTAATAGAGTTGCCGAAGTTTATAAAAAGGCACAAGAGAAGAAGACACAAATAATAAGTAAATAAAAAAAACAAAGTTTAGAAATGCAGAAAGGTAAAAAATTTCTGAGTGACTTGAAGTTACACTCGGATTATTTCAAATGGTTGGAGGATAAAGGAAGATATGAAACATGGGAAGATGCTTGTGAAAATATTATAGATGGACACAGAAAAAAATATGTAGATTACAAAGAGACGGTAGAACCGTATTTACAATCCACATTAGAAAGTATGAAAGAACAAGCAGTATTAGCTTCACAAAGAAACTTACAATACAGACACGAACAAATAATGAAACACAACACGAGAATGTTTAACTGTACATCAGGACACATCGCTCGTAATAGAGTATTCCAAGAGATATTCTATTTGGCATTATCTGGTTGTGGATTTGGTGGTGGTTTATCAATTCCATTTGTAAACAACTTAAGTAGAATCCAAAAAAGAACTTTAGGTACTAAAACTTATGTAATTGAAGATAGTATTGAAGGATGGGCAAACTCATTAGGGGTTATTATGTCATCATATTTTGTTGATGAACAACCTTTCCCTGAATTTGCGGGATATGAAGTTAAATTTGATTATTCACAAATCAGAGAAAAGGGTGCATTTATCAGTGGTGGTTTCAAAGCACCTGGTCCTGAAGGATTAAAACAATCTTTGGAAAAGATAGAAGCATTAATTGAAAAGTGGTTAACTAATGAAGGAAATAAAATCAGACCAATTTTAGCGTTTGATATTATTTGTCATTCGGCTGACGCTGTATTATCAGGAGGAGTTAGACGTTCAGCATTGAATATGATTGTTGACCCTAACGATACTGAAATGATTCATGCTAAGACAGGTAATTGGAGAAATGAAAATCCACAAAGAGGTCGTAGTAATAACTCGGTTTTATTATTAAGAAGTGAAGTTCAAAAAGAACAATTTAATTACTTGGTACAACTTAATGATGGTGCTAATGATATTGGATTTGTATTTGCAAATAGTTGGTTTGATATGTTCAACCCATGTTTTGAAATTTTAAAAATACCTGTATTAGATACTGTGGATTTTTCTAAAATCAAATATGATGATGTTGAAGAATACGTTAAAAACAATAAAGAAAAATTTGGTATCCAAGGTTGTAACTTAACTGAAATTAATGCGGAGAAGGCAACTACAAAAGATAAATTTTTAAAGGCTTGTAAAGATGCGTCAATCTTAGGTACACTACAAGCGGGTTATACAAGTTTTCCTTATTTAGGTGAAACAAGTAGAAAGATTTTTGAAAGAGAGGCTTTATTAGGTGTTAGTATTACAGGTTGGATGAACAATCCAAAATTATTCAACGCAGAATTATTAGAAGAAGGCGCTCAAATGGTAAAAGACACAAATAAAGAAGTTGCCGCAGTAATTGGTATTAATCAAGCGGCAAGAACTACCTGCGTTAAACCTTCAGGTAATGCGTCAGTTGTATTAGGAACCGCTTCAGGTATTCACCCTGAACACTCTGAAAAGTATTTCCGTATTATGCAATTGAATAAAGAAAGTAACACCGCAAAATGGTTAGTTGACAACATGGGATTCTTATTGGAAGAGAGTGTATGGTCATCAACTAAAAGTGATTACGTTGTTTTTGTTCCTGTTGAAAATCCAAAAGTTGGTTTATTCAAAAAAGATATGAAAGGAATTAAACATCTTGAATTAATTAAATTGGTTCAACAACATTGGGTAAATGCCGGTACTAATCACGAATTATGTGCATACCAAGGAGTTAATCATAATACATCTTGTACCGTTATTATTGATGATAAAGATGCTATTGTTGATTACATTTGGGAAGAAAGAGATTTCTTTACTGCTGTAAGTTTTATGTCGGATTACGGAGATAAAGATTTTAACCAAGCACCATTCACTTCAGTATTAAATTTGGAAGATATTATTGATCAATATGGTAAAGGTTCAATTTTAGCATCAGGTTTAATCATTGATGGTTTACATTACTTTAATCAAAACTTATGGTTAGCTTGTGATA